CAGCGCCAGGTGGCAACCTACGGCCGCCAGTTCTCCATGACCCGGGAGGCGTTTATCAACGACGACGTGGGCTTTATCACCCAGGTGCCCGGTATGTACGCGGCCTCCGCCAAGCGCACGATCAACAAGCAGGTGTATTCCATCCTGTTCAACAACCCCACGATCTTCGACGGTGTGGCCCTGTTCCACGCCAACCACAACAACCTGATCACCACCGGCGCGGCCCCGTCCATCGAAACCCTGCAGGCCATTATGATCAAACTGCTGAACCAGAAGGACCCCTTCGGGGACAGCATTATGGTGCAGCCCCGGTACATCATCGTGCCCGTGGGTTACGGGTTCCTTATGTCGCAGATCCTGGAAACCGCGCAGATCGACGTGGACGGGATCGGCAGCCACACCGCAAACGCCCTGTATCAGTACCGGAACCGCCTGCAGGTGATCGAGGAGGGCACCCTGAACGCCCTGGCCGGTTCCAACGCGGTGCCCTGGTTCGTCGCGGGCGATCACACCTATGCCCGTTCCATCCAGGTGGACTACCTGAACGGCCAGGAAACCCCGACCATTCGCCGCATGGAGGTGGCCGGCCAACTGGGCTATGTGTGGGACATTTGGCTGGACTGGGGTATCACCGCCGTGGACTTCCGTGGTATTGCCAAGAACCCCGGAACCACCATCACGCTGTAAGGCAGTAAGGAGGTAAAACAGATATGAGCGCGAAATACTGGCAGAGAGGCGAAACCATCGACTACACCCCCACCGACGACCTGGCAAACGGTGACGTGGTGGACCTGGCCACCCGGATCGGCGTGGCCGGGAACGACATTCCGGCCGGCGAAACCGGCGCGGTCCACGTCGTGGGCGTGTTCGAGATCCCCAAGGCCACCGGCGCCGTCACGGTGGGCCAGGCCCTTTACTGGGACAAGGCGGCGGAAAACATCACCACCGCAGCGGGCAGCAGCCCGGCGAACACCCCGGCAGGCTGGGCCGTGGCGGCGGCCGGGTCCAGTGACGCCACGGTGCTGGTGAAACTGCTGGGCTAAAGGAGGGTCAGGCCATGAAAGGATTGATTGCAAAGCGGCCGATCCTGTACCGGGGCCGTATGTATCGGGACGGGGAGAACCTGCCCGGCGACGACACCAAAATGGTGGCCGCATGGCTGGAGAACGACAGCGCGGAACTGTGCGGAACGGAACAGGACACCGCCCTGGGAGGCCGGGAGGCGGCCCAGGAGCCGCCCAGGGAGCCGGAGAGCGCCCTGGAGGTATCCGGGGATACCGAGAGCCAGAGAGCGGCAGACGGCGGCCAGGAGGCCCAGGAACAGGCCGGAGAGGGCGAAACCGGAGGCATGATCGCCGGGCACCTGGATCCCAAAGACCTGGAGGGCCTGAAAAAGGCTGACCTGGAGCGCATGGCCAACGATATGGGCCTGGATATTTCCAAGGCCAAGACCAAGGCGGACCTGATCGCCGCGATCACGGCGGCGGAAGTCTACGCCCCCGCAGAGGATGAAAACGGGGGTGCCCTGTAATGGGCGCCCCCTCCTTCAAGGACTGCGTGGCGGCGGATATTCACGGCGTATTCCTGAATACCCAGGAATTTGCAGACACCCACACCATCGACGGCCGGAAAATGGACGCGGTGGTGGACGACGACGCCCTGCTGGAGCGGGACGCGGCCCGGGGAGGCGTCCACACGGATGGGACATACCGGACGCGGCGCCTGCTGTATGTGGATAAAGCCGACTACGGCGGGCGGCCCATGTCGGGCAAGATCCTGAACCTGGACGGCCGGGAGTATCGCGTGGTACAGGCAGACGAGGCGGCCGGCGTCCTGACCATTGAAATCGAGGCGATCCGCACATGATCCATATCGAGGTTGACACCCAGGCCGAAATTGAAAAAATAGCAAAAAGGCTGGAATGGCAGGCCATAAAAGCCCCAGACGTTCTTCGCCTGTCCATCAACGCGGCGGCCAGAAAGGTCCGAAAGCAGATCCCGGACAACGTGGAGGACGCCTATACCATCGATCCAAGTGTGTTGAAAGACCGGAAAAGGGGCGCCCCGACCGTCCAGACGGCAAAGCCGGGAAACATTATGGCGGTGATCCGTTCAAAAGGCCCAGTAAATGAGTTATCAGACTTTCTGACAGAGGAAGGGAGCCGCGGCGTTAAAACAAAGGTTCGCAAAGACGGCGGGAAAAAACTGCTGGAGCGCGCCGGGGCAACGGCCTTTAAGGTGACGTTCAGAAGTACACACATGGCCATAGCACAACGGAGGATAGGAGAAACCTATACAACGAGCGGGGCTGCGGACCGTGTGGAAAAATACGGTATGCCACGACGCGGACAATGGCCGGATATGACCAGAATTAAGGTGCTGACCGGCCCCTCTGTACCCAGCATGATGGGAAACGAGGAAGTGCAGGAACGGACAAGAACCATTCTTTACGACGTTCTGGACAGAGAGATTGAAAAGAGAATTGAAAAAACCATTCAGGGAAAATAAAAGCGGCCCCGAGCGGGGCCGCCGAAAGAACCTTATACGCTGGGAACAAGTTGAACCTGGACGCCATCAATGGTGAGCGTCGTACCTTCCGGGAGGTCAATGTTTTTGTACTCCGGTTCGTACATATCCATCAATTCGTTTTGATCTTCGGTCCCCATGATCGCATTGATCCCACCGTCGTACAGATTGCTGGAACTGACATTCCCGCCGCCGCTGACGGCCACAATGTTATACACACCGGCAGGGAAATCTTCACCGGCCACAAAGTTGCCGTTGCCAAGTTCCACCGTTTCGGTGATCTCCTGATCGCGGGGAGTCAACGGGGCGCCGCTGGCGTCGTCACAGGTAAGGCGGACCGTCACGCCGGAAATGGACAGCACCACGCCCTCCGGCAGGTCAATGTTGCTGTACTCCTGTTCGTACATATCCACCATTTCGTTTTGATCCTCCGTCCCCATGACGGCATTGATCCCGCCGCTAAAGGCGTTGCTGGAACTGACGTTCCCGCCGCCGCTGACGGCTACAATGTCGTAAGTACCGGCCGGGAAATCAATGCCAGCGGTATAGTTGCCGCTGGAAAATTCCTGGTCAACGGTAATCGGTTCGGGATCGGCGGGAGGTGTGGAGGTGTCCTGGGTGGAACCTTCGGAGGCGGCGGGAGCGCCAGAGGCGTCCGGCGTCTGTTCACCGTCCGAAATGGTACAGGCGGACAGGGAAACGGCCAGCGCCAGGGACAGCAAGAGCGCAAGGGATTTTTTCATCGTTTCTTCGTTCCTTTCTGTTCTGATTATTGCCACGATATACAGAGTATTACCATAAAGAATTTACCACAAAAAGCGCCAAAAAGTCAAGGAGGCGAACACCACGACACCGGAATTTTTGCAGGATGCCATTGTGGCGGACCTTGCGGACCTGTTCGAGGGGCAGACCCTTCCCAGTTCCGCCGGGGACCGGCGGCCGATCCGGGTCTACCCCCAGGACCTCCCGATCATTGAGGGAATGGACGAAACCGAGGACCGGGCCGAGGAGATCCCGGAGCCGTACATCATCGTGCGGACCAATGAGGGAAACATTCCAGACGCCAACAGCGCCCAGGAGATCGACCTGATCCTGGTGGTATGCACCTATGACCGGAACCCGAACCGGCAGGGATACAGAGACGTGCTGCACATCATCCAGGAGATCTACGGGAGGTACGCCAAAAATCCGCTGGTGCGGATCAAGGCGGACAGCGGCGGCGCGAGAGGCGGCCCGTGGTCCGTCAAGTACCCGATCAAGTGGGTCACACAGCAAGAGGACACCCACCCCTATTATTTCGGGGCCATGTCGCTGAAATTTGAGGCGCCAGCGGTGCGCCAGGAGGTGCCATTCACATGACCAAGAGAACAACCAGAAAGGCGGCGGAGGCCGCCGGCACGGTGGTGTACTGCGGCCCGTCCATCAAGGGCGTGGCCAAACAGTTCACCGCCTACAACAACGGGATCCCGGAGGGGCTGAAAGCGGCGACCGAGAAAAACAAGGTCCTGACCGCCCTGATCGTCCCCCTGGAGGACCTGCCGGAGGCCATGCGCCAGTTGCGCCAGAAATCCGGCCGTATCCACACCCTGTATAAAGCCGTACAGGGCAGAACCTAAAGGGAGGGATCAACTATGCCTTATAATCACGGCGTTTACAACCAGGAGCAGGAAACCAGCCTGACCACACCGATCCAGGGGACGGAGGGCCTGCAGGTCATCTTCGGCACCGCCCCGATCCACCTGGCGGAGGATCCGGCGGCGGCCGTCAACAAGCCCGTGGTGTGCTATTCCTTCGCGGAGTGCCAGCAGGCCATGGGCTATTCGGACGACTTCGAGAACTTCACCCTTTGCCAGAGCATGGACGCCTGTTTCCGCGTGTTCAACGTGGCGCCCATTATCCTGGTGAATGTGCTGGACCCCGGCAAGAGCGGCCACACCACGCAGAACACGGAGGAGGAGTGCGCCGTGGCGGACGGTGCCGTGGCCTACGCAAAGCAGTTTGTCCTCCTGGACACCATCGTGGTCAAGAACGCGGACGCCACCCTGGTGGCCGGCAGCGACTACGTGGCCACCCA